AAAGCGGAAGCAAAGAAACTGACGCAGGTTTTGTCTGCAGATGAGAAGTTGATGATTCGTGAAGTGGAGAACTCTTATCTTAAAGCCCAAATGGAAATACAAAGGCTGAGCCAAATCACGCAGAAAGCACAACAGGATTTTACCAAAATTGTTGAAGACCTTACACGCAGGTATTTGTTGAATCCAGCAGAGTGGCTCTTCGATAATGTTTCCTTAGAATTTAAAAAGAAATAAGGAGCCAGCAATGGCAGAAGACTCAGAAAAGCAGACCGAGGGAAAGCCGGAGGAAAAGAAAACTCCGGCTCAACCTTCTGAACAAATGATTCTACATCACGAATCTCATACTCCAGTAAAAGTGTTCAGGAACGAAAAGGGAAAATTCGTGCGCTCTCCCAAAACGATGCCCAAGACGGCAGACGTTACTCGGCTCATGCGCAATTTGCTGAACGCTCCCGTAACTGGGGAAAAGAGTTCTGAAAGTAGATTCAGGGAGATGTTCGACAACATAGTGTTGATCGCATCTACCTCCCCACACCAACCCGTTCTGGACAAACTAGGGCATCCTATAAGACTGGCTGACGGATCATACCTCACAGTGATGGACGCTAAGTGTGCCATGGCCTCAGTGCAGGCGTTCAAAGAGTTGACATTGCGTGCATATGGTGCTCCGTCCAAGAGCGAAGAAGAAATAGACGCTATGAAGACTCAGGGCGTGAAGGTTGTAGTTTTAACCGCGCCATCCGAGATGGTGAACAAACAGATTACCGAGGAGAAGCCTAAGCCAACGCTGAAGCCCTCGTTTATTGACGCAGAATTTACGGAGAACAAAGAGGGCATTGAAGCAGACAAAGAGTGGGCGCGAAAGCAGCCTCACAACTGCGGGTAAGGACTCAGGTTTATGGCAAAAAAAGTGGTGAAGGAAGAAAGTGCTCGTCCGGCGTACCTGAATGCAGACGGCACGCTAGAGATAAGCAAAATCTTCAAGCACCAGCCTAAGCAAACTGAGTTGCTGGAGATGAGGACAGTACAGGGCGCACCCTATGTGCGCGCTTTGGCTCCACAGTGCCTCAGTGTCGGCGGTATTCGTTCAGGAAAAACGGTTGGCGTGCTCATGTATATGGTTATGAACTACACGCTGGCCTATGAAGGCTGCGACATCCTCATACTTCGACGCACATTCAAGGAATTGGAATCGGGTGCAATCGCTGACTTCAAGACATTCGTTCCGAAAGAACTTTATTCGTATGACCAGACAAAACATGTCGCCACTTTTGTCAATGGTTCTAGAGTTGTTTTCGGGCATTGCCAAAACAACAAAATGCGGGACATCGAACAGTATCTTGGACAAGCCTATCCCGCTATCCTTGTTGACGAAGCCGGACAGTTTTCACCTGATGCATGGATGATGTTGTTTTCACGTAACACAGTGAATGCATCATGCAAACCCGATGCAAATGGCAACATGCCTCTATCAGTAATTTGGGGCTGCACCAACCCGCTTGGCCCATACTACGAGTACTACCGTACGGTGTTCGTTCAGAAAGAACCGTTCGATAAACCTGAAGGCGCACGCAAGGACGAAACCAACGGAACATGGTGGGTGCAGGAGAGCGGAAATTGGCATTGCGTTTATAACCCTGCCGATTACGCCTGTCAGCGTTCGACAGTAATGGACAACCCCGAACTGCTGAAACGCGACCCGAATATCATTGCACGTCTGAACAGCATGCCGAAGGCTAAGCGGGATAAACTCCTGCTAGGCTTGGACGGCGCGGTTGAAGGTCAGTACTTCGACTGTTTTGACCCATTCGAGCATGTCATCGACCTCCGCGAAGACCCAGAAGCAATTATCTGGCAATCTTGGCAACCCGTTTGGGGATCACAAGACTGGGGCGTTGGTCACGCCAATGCTGCTCATCTCTTCACAAAAGCTATGGTGCGCACTATGGGCTCAGAGTATAAGCTCAAGACAGTGTGTTTCAGAGAAATAGTTACGCAAGGGGGCAAGACGCACAAGGAATGGGCAAGTCTGTTCAAGAATATGTGCAAAATGCCCGGTGACTCTGAAAAAAGATTTGTAAAGCCTAAGGCTATTTTCTTCTCCCATGAAAAGTTTTCAAGACAGGTAACTACACACTCGCCTGCTGATGAATATTCTAAAGAACTTAGGGAATTGGGTCTTCCACCTGTTTCTAGAGCTAACCCTGACCGTGTTGGTGGTGCCTCGTTAATATATAATATGTTAAAAAACGGGGACTTGGTAATACTTGACACTTGCAAAGAAATTATTCTTTCCATACCAAGTTTGATGCGTGATCCCGACAACCTTGATGATGTATTAAAAGTAGACACCCGTAGTGACGACGTTTATGACAGCTTTAGGTACGGATTGTATGGAATATATTCAGCCCGTAATAAACCAGCAGAAGATGCCATTGACGATTACGGAAGAATTCTTGCTAAAACAGACCCTTTAGCAGCTCACTTTTATTTGCTAAAGATGGCGAGTGAGAGAGAAAAGCGCAGCTCAGTATTTGTGCAAAAAGAGATTCCAGTTTGGCAGGGAAAATGTGGTTTAGGATAAAATCTCCGAGTTTAGCGGCTCGGGGCTAGCGCGGGTGGTGCCGGCCACTAAGAGAATGGCCCTTCGGTATGGCCCGAACAGGCTGAGATGGAAGGGCAAGAAAAGGATAGGATCAGGATGCTAGAACACACGGAGACTTTCGGAGCACGTATACGCCAGTTCTTAAGAGAACTGTTTGGATCGAGATTGACAGAAAGGCTAGAACTTGATCTTCTCAATCTTCGTAACGACATGGAGAGACAACTGCACGACCGAGACGTTTTGGTAGCAACTCTTAGAGAAGAAAAGCAGCAGCTTATGTCAAAAGTTGCAAAATATGAGTTGGCGATCATGCCTCATAGTTCGCGTATGGGAGCTGAGGTTGCTGCGTATGTGAAGCCTGTCAAGCCGACTTTCAGTTTCAATGACATCGGGCCAACGAAGTCCAAGTGGGAACAGGTTCAAGCGGACCATGAAGCGCAGATGCGTAAGGAATTGGCAGAAGAAGAAGCACAGAAATCCCAGAGCTTAGCGGCTCAGGGCTAGCGCGGGAGGGGCCTTGATCCTCTCCCTGCGCGACCTATCAAGGAGGAAGCAATGCCGAGTGGAATATACAAAAGATCACCTAGACCTATAAGAATGGCTAAATGTCATCCCGATAGACGGCACTTTGGAAAAGGATTATGCTCTTCTTGTTACCAGAAGCAGTATTTTCATCCAAACCCAGAAGTGGACAAGCAAAGTAAAAGTAGATGGGACAAAAGTGAAGCAGGGGATAGATACCGCAAAGAATGGCGCATCAAAAAGTTATATGGTATAACGCTGGTAGAATACAATTCTATTCTCGCATCTCAAAATAACCTCTGCGCTTTGTGTAAGGAGCCTTTTATAGATGCTCAAAGACATCGGGGAGGTCCAGTTTTGGATCACGACCATACCACGAAAAAGAACAGAGCATTTATCCACAGAACCTGCAATGTAGTTCTGGGATACCTTGAGGATGATCCAAAAAGGTGTAGATTAGCAGCAGAGTATCTAGAAAAATATGCAAGTGAGGACCGTGATGGAGACAACTAAGGAAAAAGGAAAAACTGGAGAGTTGTGTCATGTCTCCATATGTCGCGTTGAGAACGGGTACAAGATCTCGTGCTCTTACGAACCTGAGGAAAAGTCCCTAAGCCAACGCGCGGGTTGGGTTCCGTGTATGCCTGGGGAATGCAAAGATTACGTAGAAAAAACAAAAAGTGCCGTTATAAAGCGGCTGGAAGAAATTCTGTAAACTAGGAGATTATAATGGCATTTCAATCGAAGGATGGGAAATCGTTCGGCAGCAAGTTCGTTGCAAAGCGCAGGGACGATGAGCACGCTAAGATGGGAAAAGACGTGATGGGAGCAACCAGCCCAGTAGAGAACAAGCCAGCCCCAGCAATGGAGCAGGAATCTTCCGAACAGGAACAGAAGCCAATGCAGGAAGACCCCAAGCAGGTTGCGATGGAGCATGGTCCGGCAACGGATGTGACAATTCATCACGATCACAAAAGTGGCAAGCACCATGTTGTTAGTCACCATGCAGATGGCCATATGCATATGTCTGATCACGCGAGCGCCAAAGAAGCGCACGACGCTGCTACGCAACTGTCAGGTGGAGACCAACAGCCTGTAGCAGGCGCTGCACCTGAGGCACCGGAAGCGGACGGATTTTCTGTCCCGAAATTAGCGTAAAGGAGATTTCAATGGCAACCGAAACTAAAGATGGAATGAAGAAATTTGGGTCTGCTTACGCTGCAAAGCGGTATGATTCTTACCATGCTGGCGCGCAACCGGGAGAGACCAATGAGAACGAGCACGCAGAACCCGTGCATCACGGGGAAGAGAAAGCAGAAAAAATAAACACTGCTGAAGCTTCTGATGCTTCTGGGGTAAAAGCTCCACACGAAGTGGTAGCAGAGCATGGCCCTGCGCACACCGTACGTATCTCGCATTCTGAGAATGGTCATAAGGTCACTTCAAGTCACGATGACGGCTTTGAGCACACTATGTCCCACGGGTCTGCTCGGGAAGCCCACGATAGCGCCAGCAAACTGGCTTTAGAGGCTGGGGGCGAAGATCAGAATCTCGACGTTAAAAAGATGGACCATCCCGACCAACAGGCTGCAAAATCTGAGCAAGAAAATTGGGAAATGCCCGACTTGGCCTGAGGAGTAACTATGCCATTTCAAAGTAAAAGTCAGCAGCGTTTTATGTACGCCCACAAAGACGATCCGAGCATGAAGAATGTGGATTTGAAAGAGTGGTCGGCTGCAACAGATTTCAAACACCTGCCAGAGAAGAAAAATACCAAGAAGCAATTCACGTACGCAAAGAAGTAGACCCAGAGAAGTCTGAGGTATGCTTATGGCTTACCCGATGTGGATGCGAAAGTGCCCGCAATGCGGGCGTACGCTGTACAAAAGCGCTTTGTCAGAGACCTTGAAGTGCTTGTGTGGTTGGATTTGGTCATGAAACTAAGCATTGAAGAAAAGATTCTCAAGGCTGCGTGGCACGCCATGATCGCCCTAGTCGGCATATATGAATTGAGAAACCACAGGACCAAAGCGTCGAAAGTACTTGCCTGTGGACTGATTGCTTTCCATACGGATGCGGCGATTTCTGATATACAAGATAAGCCTACAGAATTGCAGCGTTTGCTAAGAAAACTAAGATAGACACCTCAGGACCTCGAATCCTGAGTCAGCGCCGGTCGAGTGCCATATACACTCCCGGCGCGACCTTATATGGAGGAAGAATATGAGCAAAGCTACGCAAGCAGCATGGTACCAAAAGAACAAAGAACTGATCAAAGCGCGAGCCGCAGAATGGGCCAAGAATAACCCTGAACGTGTTGCAGAGATTCAAAAGAAGAGCCAAGGAAAGCACAAAGAACGCATTAGGAAATATCAAAGAAAACTGTATGCTGTGGGCACACCTGCAAGAGCAAAGAAAAACAAACGTACAGCTAAGTGGAAAAAAGACAACCCAGAGGTGTGCCGTGCTCTTGAGAATAAGAGGAGAGCGGCCAAGGCTGAATCAGGTGGGTATTTCACTGCTGAAGAGTGGTTTATTCTTTGTTTTGCGGTAGGTTTTCGGTGCTTGTGCTGTGGCGAGAAGCGGCATTTAGAAGCGGATCATGTCGTCCCAGTTTCTAAGGGAGGACCAAGTTGGTTGTGGAATATTCAACCACTTTGCAAGCCGTGCAACAGTAGCAAGGGAAATAAGATTGTGGACTACCGAGTTTAAGAGGAAAAAATAAATGGCAGACGAATATAGCAAGGACGTAAACACCGAGACTACAAATGCTCCGTCTGCACCTATGCCGTATGAGCAACCCGAGCGCCCAGAGGACAGCCCTCTCGGTTCTTTGGCTCCGATCGAATTCTCGTCCGAGCCATTCGCAGATTTAAGTGAGGATGCAAAAGGTGCGTTGATGCAACTTGACATTCTTGCTACAAAAACAGATGTAGCTGCTAGAAGGTTTGAAGTGGAACAAACTTGGGAAAGTTTGCACTTTGATCGCGGTTATCAACATTTGTTGAGAGGTAAACAAGGCGGTTGGATTCTTCCCGGGCAAGCTTCAGGCTTTGGCCCAACGTCGCAGCAAAACAACAACACCATCTACGACACGAACGTGTACGGTTCCAAGGGCGACATCATCGTATCCGCCCTCTCCAGAGAAGTGCCGAAGGTGGAATTCTTCCCGGCCAACCCAGATTACGGGCCAGACATTGTGGCTGCTGAAGAGGCAGACAGTTTCAAAGAGATTTGGGCACGAAATAACAACCTTCATGCGTTGCTCGTAGATTGCGCACGCATCATGTGGAACGAAGATCGAGTACTTGCTTGGACTCGCTATGAATTGAACGGTCAGCTCTACGGTTTTGAAGGTGGAGACGAAGACGACAATGCCCCAGTCACAGCAGAGGACATACTGAATCCGCCCGAGGATACACCTACAGGCCAAGAAGGTCTGGAGGAGTTTCGTGAGCAGACAGAATCGCCCTTGGGAGACGAAGACGAAGAGGGAGCGGTCCCTGAAGAGACCGAAGAATACATCGTTCCTCCAGCAGAGCCCATAAAGAAATCTCGTGGTAGGGAAGTCACTACGCTCCACGGAAAGTTGGATCACAAAGTTCCAATTGCTGTGGACTTCATCAAGGACATGCAGTTTGTGAAGTTGTACGAAGACCTTGACGTAGCGATTGTTAAAGCGAAATACCCGTGGATTGCCGATAAGATCAAGCCGGGTTCAGATAACAACACAGAGACAGAATTGGACAGAATTGCTCGTGAAAACACGAGGCAGGCCGTCCTCGGCGCTTACGTGACTGGTGACTCTTTACAGAGACACACGGTCGTATCGCATACGTGGTTTCGTCCGTCAATGTTCATGGACGAAAAGGTGAATGATCAGGTTCGTGCTGAACTTTTGGAAGCGTTCCCCAACGGGTGCCTACTCGTTAAAGCAGGAGCGAACTACGCATACTCGAAGAACGAGAGTATGGATGCTCACCTAGCAATAGGTCACCCATTCTCAGGCAAAGGCCAGAACCGGCGCGCTCTCGGAACGTCTCTGATCTCCATCCAAAAGAGGATCAACGATTGGGTTGACCTCCAAGACAGTTTCTTCAAGAATACGGTGCCAAAGAAGTGGATGAATGCCGAAGCATTCAACATGGACGCCATACAAAAACAGAATAATGTTCCCGGCAGCATCGGTCCCTTTCAACCTCAGCCCGGGCTTACTACCATGGATCAATACATCATGGTCGAGCCTACCCCGCAGCCGCAAAATGCTCTGGGCGATTTTATCAAATGGTTCATCACCACTCTTTCAGAAGAGATCACTGGTGCACTCCCAAGTTTGTTTGGGGCGGCGACTGGTGAGAATACGGTAGGTAACGCGGTAATCCAGATGGATCAGGCACTCCAACGTATAGGGTGCCCATGGAACAACATTCAAGACATGTTTGCAGAATGCGCGCGTCAAGCAGTAGGTTGCGCGGCAGACTGTAGAGATGGAAAGAAAATTTCACAGACACTACCGGGTAGAGGAAAGGTTACAGTCAACACCTCCAACCTCGCCGGTAAGGTTCTATGCTTCCCCGAGGCCAACCCAGCATTCCCCGAGTCTTGGAATCAGAAGGAAGCTAAGTTGATCAAGATGATCGACGCGAGTACGCAGAATGAGGCAATCAGACAATGGTTGTTCTCTCCGTCGAACTTGCCCATATTGCAAAGCGGCATACGTTTGAAGAAGTTCAAAGTACCCGGCGCGGATTCAATCACCAAGCAGAAAGCAGAATTCGAACTTCTGCTCCGCTCAGGGCCAATGCCGAACCCGGCTGTGCTGAAAATTCAGCAAGTGCTGGCTCAGGCAGCAGAAAAGATGCAGATTGCCCAGCAAACAATGCAGCCGGTGTCACCTCAAGACATGGCAACGGTACAGCAGTTGCAACAAGCAATGAAA